CATTTAGTGTCGCGGTCTTATCTACGGTCTTGTAGGCGCGACCAGATAGCACTTCAAGTACCTGCTGGTTGTTTTCGCGTTCCAATGTGACTGTGCTTGCCTGATCTGCGTATGACACCGAGTTGATGCTCAAGGTCAGATTCCGACCAGTTATGTATGTTGCTGGCATGACTTGCCTTTCTAGTTGGTTGTGACCATCTCTATGTTGAGTTGGCTGATAAGCATGTCGGCATTTCCGATCTGCTGGACTGTGGGTTGTGACCATCCACCCAAAAACGAAATGTTATTGGCTAGTAGGTCGGTGACGCTAAAGATTAAAGTTTCCAAGTTTGCTAAAGCCGCTTGGTTGTCAGCTGCATTCACAATGCAGGTGATGTCAAATCGCACATTGCATCGCGCCCCACCGATTGCGCTCACTGTAATGTAAGGCGATCCCGGCACAAGCACAATGGCAGGTGGCGTGATGTTTTCATTCGGGTATGAGTAAACTACCCGACCAGCAGCTGCGAGAGTTGTGGCAAGGTTAGCCCGGTATGTGGCGAGATTACCCAAGATAACCCCTCGTATCCAGGTGCTTGCCTAGTAGGCCAGATACCCGAGTCAGCATTGAGCGACCCAAGCGATACGGGGCTGGAGATTGAAAGTCGACACCTTGCTGGCCAAGTGTGCCAGTGCGTGTAATCCAGATGTCACAGGCAACGGCCATAGCGGCTTCTCTGACTTCTGGGGTTGTGTCGTAAAGAGCTGCCTGGCTTGTTAGCACTGCTCGCCCATTAGGAATGACTTGACGATTTGTAATGTTCGCGTTAGTAATTGCAGCTTCAAAGAATGTAACGCCATCATCTTTGCCTACGGTTGTTATAGTCCGCGATCCGTCAAATGGTGCGCCACACTTGCTAACTGTTAATGCTTGACCAACTACAAAAGTGTTGTCATAGCAATAAAAGCGAGCCACATTACTTGTAAGTGATACGCCCTTAATAGATACATCATCAAAAGTTAAATAGGAAAGGATTATGTTTTCGGCGCTATCGGCAACGGCTTGCACGATTGCATCAGCATATATGTCACCAATACCAAGTACGGCTTTTAACTCGCTTAGTGTAATTAGTGCCATGTCTCAATCCAATTCTTGTGAGTGTGTGGGGGACACAGGGCCGCATCCCCCACACTTCTAACTAACTCTGACTTAGGTCAGGTTAAAGCGACGTACTCCACCAGCTGTAACAACCTTGACGGCTAGGTAGCCATAAAGCATTGTTTCAATTTCGCCAGTTGTAACTACGTTTGTCGAAAGCTGCAATACTGGGCTTTCGTAAATGGCAACAGATGATGGAACAACAATGAATGCTGATTCATCAATGGATGTTGAAACAGCCTTGTTGGATACGTAAAGGTCTAGGCCCATTACGTTTCCGCGTAGTGACTGTGTACCAACATCGCCAGCTGCGTTCATTGGCTGTGATGCGCTGAAAATTGGTCGCTTGGATGAATCCTGTGCGCCAATTAGCAAACCCCATTGGGATGTGCCAGCAATGTAACGTGTAGCCAATTCGCCAGTTGCAAGGTAAGCAGCTGGAGTTTCGGTCTTAACAAACGAAACAATGCCATCTACATCTGCGGCGGTTGCAGTTGCCGCTGTTCCACCTGATGTTAATTCTGCAATTACTGCAGCTTCTGTTGCTTGAGCGTAAACACGGCGCATGTTATCCAACATGGCTGCGTAGAAGCTTGGGTCAGCGCGGTCAAATAGTTCTACGCTGTACCGTTGAAGTCCCTTGTAGGCTTTTACGGTTGCATCAACATAAGAGCTGACAATACCTGTTTCAGATGGTCCAGCACCTTCGGCAGTTTCTGCAACTGATCCTGATGTGGTGATCTTTGGAATGGATACGGTCATACCTGCATTAGGTAGTGAACGTGTACCGATTGCATCAATCGCGCCACGAGCGCCGATCTGGTTGTCTACTACCTGTGATACATACTGAATTGGCTTGAATGCCGGGTTGGTTGTGAAACTGTCATCAGCAGCTGTTAGATGCTTTGCATCCTCTGCCTTTGCGTGTGCAATCCATTCTGCACTTTCATGGTTTCCGCGTTGAGCCTTGATTGAATGCTCTAGGAAATGTGCTTGAGTCTTGATTGGTGAACGTGGCTTTGTGTAAGCCACTGGTGCGGCAGCGTGAACAACCGCGGCTGCGGTCACTTCATCTGCCACTGGTGCGGTTGTTTCTTCCACTGTTATCTCCTGTGGTTGTTCCTCGGCAGGGATTTCTGCTTCGGTGGTTTCTGGGGTTTCTTCGGTAGCTGCGACCTGAGAAATCTGTGCATCCTTAAATGCTGGGTTTGTTACATGTGCAACGGCTTCGAGCTTGGCGGATGATACGACCATCACGCCTTTCTCAATTACGTATTCGCCCACATTGGCTTCGATGCTAAATGCCGGGCGCAGTCCCTCGGATGCTTCGACTAGTGCATCATTGCCAGCACCAGTTGGCGCAATTTTGAAAGCCATTGAAATACCGGCAGGGGTAACTTCCTCACTGCCAGCGATGCCACGACCCAATGGGCGTGTCCGGTCATGTTCCATGTTTAAGACAATCTGGCTTGCATCAATGTCACCAAATGCGCCAAACTCAAAACGCACTGGCCCGGCAGAGGTGTTGCCAACTTTAGCAAAAGGTACTACTAAGCCTTTAATTGTTCGTGTTTCAACACTTGCGGCCAACACTTGGCCCTCGAAATTAAGTTGCATTTGCTTCATTTCCTCTCGGTGCTAATTCCATTTCCTCACGAGCTTCATCAACATTGATAATTCCAGCTGCAAGCATTCTTTCCAATACTTCAATTTGTTCTAGTGGGTTACCACGTAGGTAATCATCTAAATCAAATTTAACAACCGAGCCACGCGGGGTTAGATCATTCATGCTTAAACGCTCTGAAATACAGGCCATGTAAGGCTTAAGACTAAAGTCCACAAGGCTACGGCGCTCTTGGCTTACGTTTGAGTAAGTTGCGCTGGCACTTTCGGCGTTTATGTACCATGCCGGGATATTGCAAAGTCGGGCAATTTCAGCAGCTGTATTTAAGCGTGATTCAGAAAGTTGCATTTGCCCGGCATCATAGCCAAAGGTTGTTACATCTAAAGGTCCTGACAAGTAAGCGGTTGAGCGTTGCTGCCGCGCTTGTTTCCATGATGCTAATAGGCTTGATACCTGCTCTGGCGGTAAATCTACGCCAGTGTTCTTTATAACCATTGTTGGGTTTGGTTCAGCAGCCATTCGGCTTACTGCCATTTCAAGTTCTAATGCTGTTCTAATGGTTCGGCCACCACGATTTAGTAGTCCCTCATCTAAACCACTAAACATGATTAGCGATCCAACACCATAAGCAGGACACAAATTACCATCTAGGTAAAAGCCATTTAGAATTTCATCAGTTTGTAAATCAGTTGTAAAAGTAACCCGAGTTGGATCAATGCGGCGGCATGCAATAGGTCGGCCATCCTCTGGGCTAACTTCCAAAACAAGCCAGAACGCATGTCCCAAAAATAAAATGTCTTCAATGGTCCAACACATAGTTATAAAACGCGGCAAGGCTGGATCAGGTTGCTTTAATAGTGGTCGGCCCTCAATTTTTGCGCCAGTAATTTCATTGTAAGAATGCAAACCCAGTTCGCCAATAGTCCCACAGATGATGTTTCGCGCCCGGGCGACAGCTGGCACTTGCATAGCATCGCCACGGTTAATGCCAAAGGCTTGGAATGGGCTGAAATTATCTTGGTAGTAAGGTATGGCCAAATTTGCTTTGGCTTGTACGTCTGATTTTTCTGGTGTTGTACCCAGTAAGAAATCAATAAATCCCATACTGCATTATCTCACAAATGTGTGACATTCAAGCATCTGGTAAGCGTGTCGGAATGTGTGGGCTAGTGATAGGAGTGACTAGCCCACACATGGGGTACTGCCAAGTAGACCTTAAGCACTAATGATACTCACACTCTGTTGTGGCGCACAAGCATGACCAGCCGCCATTACTAATGCCACTGCAGCTGTGATTGGTACTTGAGCAGCTCTACGCGCAATGCGCCATCCACCATCTGATGCTGGCCTTCTAGCACATGAGACTAAGTGACTATGTAATGTCGGTTGCCCGGGATGAATGAATTTGCCAGATTGCATTGCATTGAGTGTTTGATCGCAACTAATGGCAAAACCTGCTGATGCCCATGGTGTTGGTTCGGTTGCTATGCCAGCTTGTGCAAGTCTGGGCGCAATGTAGCCAGCAGTGTTTGGATCATAAGCAAATTTTCTAGGCCTGTATCTACGAGCAAGTGTTGCTAATTCACCTGTAAGTTCAAGATCATTTATGCCACCCTCACGCTTCCATTCATGTAGGAATACGGCCATGCCCTCTGGGCGCTCTTGAATAGTAACTAGGCAGGCAATCTCTCTATTGAAATTAAGATCTATAGCCATCCATGTAGGTAAGTCATCCTCTAGTCCTATTTCCTGTTCGCCTGCATTCCACATGTCCATTGGCCATGGTGAATCAATGGCATCTACCCACATACAAAGTGTCTCTGTTTTGAAAGCATCTTTAGTATCAAAAATTGAGGCATCCTTAATGTTTTCTTTTGTAATTGTGTAGCCCATTGCAGGGTTAGCCATTGCCCAAGCCTTTTCATCATTTACATCTGACCCGGCAGGTGCGCTGTACTCGTAGTAACCCATTCGGCTGGACTCAAAGGTCAAGGCCCTACGCCTTTGTTCATTTAAGACATTGCTGTTTAGATCGCCAGCATTCGATGTCCAAAACACTTGAGCATTGGGTCTGGCTCGGGTAATCGGCGTTACAGCTGCCCAAGTTGATTCATCAATTTCTCGAAGTTCGTCTACATAAAGCAGGTCAGCAGTTGAACCACGTGGGCCCTCACTGGTTGCAGCTCTAATTGCGTATTTTCGTAGGCGCTCACATTTACCGCTACATGACTTGGGGTAATGGTGACAGTAAACCTCAATTTCCTCTTGGCCGTTAGTCCGGGAAACTCGTTTGATACGCTTACGCATCCAGTCAAGGCTTTCTGCCATGTCTACTGTTTGCTTGAAAGTATCTAGTGACAGTTGGCGTGTCTGTGACATAGCAATAATGCTTTTCTCACCAAAGATAAATAGACCAGCCAGCATCCTCATTCGCATCATGTGAGTCTTGCCATTCTGTCGGGCTACGAGAACACCCACTTGGGATCTTGCCCATGTGCCGTCTGGATTTACCTTGAGCGCATCATCTAAAACATGTGATTGCCAAGGCAGTAATGGAACACCTAACTCATCCGCTAACTGGCTTACTAGCGGGCCTGCGCTGGGCAGTTTTAGTGGCGGGCTTTGGATTCTTGGTTTTGACAAGCCGTAAGAAATCTCCGACATAGGCTGTTCCATCATTATCCTCTTGTTTACTGGCAGTACGAGTTTCCACGGTTAGGTGCAGCTGCTGCAGCACAATCAAAAACTTACCAGATAAGGCAGTTATGTCTTTTATGTCAGCGCCCATGTCAAAAGCCGTATCTAGTGCCTTGGCCATGCGCCGGGCGAGAGTGATGGCAGCTACGTCAGTGGAAGTGATCCAGTTAGCCACCGACAATGCAGAATTCAACGATAGGTAGATCTCAAT